CCTGTGACATTATAATATATTTTCTCTAAATATTCTTTATCATAAGTATTTGTTAATGGTTCATTGTTTCTTTTCTTGTCTTCTCTGTCCATTAAATTACTTATTGTTAGATACACTTCTAAATCTAATGTATCTCCTCTAGATATTAGTTCGCTGGGTAAACAACCATATCTATGTGCAACACCATCTAACAGCTGATATAGATTTTCTTCTCTTTTTTCTAAAGTCTTTACCCTACTGACTTTCCCAAAAATTCGCTTACTTTAAGAATACATTCTGTCAATATATCTACTGGTAATACTTGTTCTTCACTCATAACAGGTTGACCTTTTTCATTCAATACTAATTCTTCCATAACGGCATACATTTCAGGTATATTATCCTGTTTTAATGATGCTAATTTAGTAAAAGTATCGATAGGTAATCTATCTAGAATAAAGAAATTGATTGTTTCACCATATTTTTCAACTAATTCTGGTTTATCTATAACAATTTCTGTTAATTGTGGTTTTCTTGCTAAGTCTTGTAATTTCATATCTTTATTCCTCTATATCTCTATTATTTAAATGTTGTATAGCACTACTTACGAATGCTAACCTGTTTGATGCTTTTTCAACATCTGCTTTAGCACATTTTACTTCATTCTGTGCTTTCGCTATCTCCATCTCCATCGACTTCAGTATCTCCTGAATCGTGTGATTGCTCCATATCTTCATCTTTTTCCTCTATATCTGTATTTACCTTATTTGGTTTATTTGGTGCGGTTGGTCCACTTGGTAACTCAATACCGTGTTCTTTGGCATATTCGTCCATATCATGAATTACGCCATTTATTTTGATAGTTCTGTCTGGATTTCCTTTCCAGATACCATCTTTATTAAATAATCTTAAAAATTTGTGTTCCATAAGAACTCCTATAAAATACAACACCCCCAATATTGAGGGTGTTATATGTGTTAAGTTATTTTAACTTTCTACGGTTTTTGTCAATTCACCATTAACAATGATTTCCATAGGGCTAAGCCAAACGGCGCCGTCAACTGATGCTGTCGGGGCCAAGCCGCCTATAAAACCACTGCCTGCTATGTAAATATCACCAGTAGTACCAGTACCTGTAACTGAAACAGAGAAATTAATTTCTGTTTTGTCAATACTTGTTTCAAATAGTCCTTTGTCAATAACGGTGTTAACGTTTCCGCTACCATCGCCAAACATAACTGTTTCATCAACTAATACGTTGAGTGAAATACTATTTTCATTTACTGTTGTAAATGCACTAGAACTTGGGCTATTCAAAGTTGAATATCTTACTGTTCCAGGTGTTGCATTTATTGTGCTATCCTGTACGAAAGGGACTACTAGTCCGCCTGCGTTTCCAGGTACTGCTAATGCGGTATTACTACCTAATGTGAGGATTGCCTGATCACCGCTTGTTACGTTTATTACTGCCATTGTATTTCTCCTATACAGTTATAAAGTTATACTCGAAAGTATATGTTATTACATCATCTGTAATTTCAGATTCATAATCACTATTACTATCTGTAACATTTGTGACTACGTTTCTTGCAATTAGCAAATTTGCAACAACGGTATTAATATCATTAAATTGATTTTTAGCATCTGTACTTAAATAAGCATTAACAGTAGTAGTTGTTTGGTTTACATCTCCCTGATCCAGGGTTCTGTATAACTGTTCAACCACTATGTCTTGCTCATCCACATACACTACGTTCATATTTTTATTATAAAGTGGAATACCGCCCGAATCGAACGGTAATTCCTGACTTATGGATATATTGCTATGACCAGATAAATTTGTGGTTATTTGAGTGATTAAATCGTCTCTTATAGCCATTATCTTACCACTACAATTGTGTTTTTAGCACGTGAACGTCTTGTACGCACGAATGTTGTTAATTTCTCATCGGATTGTATTGTACCGTCTCCGTCTGCATCATACCAATCTGCTACTGCTAATAATTCGTTAAAGATATCATTAAATTTTGCATCATAATATGTAATTTTGCTGACTTCTGGCGATTCGTCATTTCCGAATTCGGCAAACAAAGGCGCGATATATTGAGCAATACAATAAAACACGCAGGCATCTGTGAATTGTTGTTGTCTACCAAGAGCATTACCTGGATCTATACGATCTGGGTTTACTTCTGGTAAATTGTTAAATTCATATGTATTACCTGTGTAATTGTTGTATGTACTCCACCAAGCCGATGTTTTAATTTTTAACAAAATACGATTAGTACTCTTCTCTAACATGTCTTCAATATATTCTTGAACACTGATAAAGCCAGATTCTTCTGGTATTTTAAGATTATTACTCTCAAATATCCTTTGATCTTTTTGTACTACGTCAGTATATTCTGCAAAAGATATAACTGATCCACTCGCGTTTGTTATAAATGCCATTTCAATTTACTCCTCAATTAAGCAGCCGTCGGTAATAGATTAGATCTATATAGACTTGCTCCAGCAACCATGTTAATAAGTGCGTTTCTCAATGCGTTATTACCAATGTCACTTAGTGCGTTAATTGTAGTTCCGCCAAAGGACGCAATTTCTTTATTTAACGCTAGTTCAAATCCGCTGTCAATTAATGCGACATATGAATTATCTGCGCCAACTAAAGCATTGTTGTCCCTTAAATTTGCAACTGAGGTTGCTATTGAAAGAACGTTTGCATCTGCTTGTCCTGAACCTAATGCACCTGATTTAATTGTTCTACCGTGTGTTCCTCTTAAAACAGCAAAGCCGTTTCTTGCAGTAGCTCTAAATTCGTGTACATCTCTATTTGGGTTATACCATACGTTTACTGTAGGCTGACGAGCTGAACCAAATGCAACTGCGTCGCTTGAGAATACGAATGATTGTTTAAAGTTAGCATTAGAACCTGTAACACCGTCGTTACCTGTAAATCCTGCTTTAAGAACTAAACCACCTGCAGTATCAGTAGCAGTTGCTAATGTACCGGATAGTCTTTCTAAAGTAGCACCTACGACATGATCATAAAGACCATCCTCGACACTTTCCTGTGTTACGTCTGAACCAACACCTCTCTTTTGGAAAGTAATGTTAGCCGCTACTGGTGTTAAATTACTGTTTGCCGCAGTTAGGATTAATCCTCCTTCTGCAACGTCTGCCGCCGCTGTTGGTTCGTTAGCAACTGGGATTCTGATTTGTCCCCCGCCTTGACCTTCGACGTTAATTTGTCTTCTAATGATTGCTGAATTCTGCATCAGTGTTTTGTCCAAATAAAATGGCACTAGATCCTGAACGATATCAGCATACATTTGAGCAATAGTGTCTGATCCTGTTGAATAAGCCATATTGTTTCTCCTTGTTATATGTTATATCTAAATTATATTTCTATAATTCTCTTATTATCCTACCCGTTTCTTTTCATTTCCTTTTTAACCATTGCATCGGTTATCTTGGATCTGTTAAGATCAGGCTGATACTGGCGTAGTCTTAAATACGCCGCTCTGTATTCAGTATCAGTATTTACTTTGTTTGTATCTAAGCCTCTGGTCGATTGACCGTCAACTTGATTCATTCCAGTAGCACCGTACTGTACTTCAACACCTTTTTTACCAAAAGATAGACCTAATTTTTCTTTACCAACTATTTCAACTGCTTTAGCATAGTCTGGTGTTTCGCCATCTGTTGTTAAGAAGTCGTTTCCGTTTCTTATTGCAAATGTGTCACCTTCTACTGCTAACATACCGTCTGCTTTCATTAATTTGATTACAGACTCTTTCTGTTGTGCTGACCAATTACTTGGCATAGCATTTTGCAGTTGACCCATATGGTCTTTCAACATTAAGTCAGTCTTTAGACTGTTTACTTGTGATTTAAGTTCTTCTACCGTTGCTTCTCTTTTCTTAACTGCGTCTCTTAATGAGTCTACGTTAAGGCTAGTTCCTTCTTCAGGACTAACTTCTTGCAAAGTAGATACAACCTTTTTCACTTGGTCAATGCTATCTACGTTAAGTTCATTAAGAATATTCTTTTGAACTTCATTTTTAGCATTAGCGGCTATCCTGTTTGTGTCGTCTCGAGTATATACTCTAACGCCATTTACGTAGGTTTTGCCGTCTCGGACCTCAACACTAGGTGTTGTGTTTATTTCAGATTTAGTCTCAGTAGATACAGATTGCTCTGCTTGTTCTACAGGATTTGCGGAATCTGTTACCGTTTCAATATTATCGGATTGAACTGCCGTGTCATTTGATGCTTCCATCATTATCTCCTTTTATTCGTAGAAGTAAACGTATTTTTCGTTTACGGATGTTATGTTACACCCTACCTATGCCTTTTTACAGGCTATTGTTAGTATAAGTTGAGTCAATTAATTGATTCAATCTATATTCTAATTTCTCTTTTAATTTTTGTTTAAAATTAGGTGATTCTTCCATATTTTTTCCTGTAATCATCTCTAATCTTAGTTCATATTCTTCGTGTGTTGCAAAAGGCATATATGTGATTAAACCATCTTCTCTGGTATGACTATGAGTACCGTTTCCGCCTAATCTCTGGGCCTCTGCTTCTGCTTCTTCTTCTGTTTCGTAGTCACGTACTGTATATTCTTCTGCGTCTTCTAAGAACACACTAGCATATCTCTGATATGCATCTAATAGTGTATTCATTTCTTTAATTTCTTGTTCTAGACCTTTATTGTTGTATAATCTGTTATAACTTATACTTAAATCCTCTGGCATATCCTGATCCATCCAGGCGAACCATATTTTCCATAGGTTGTATTCTGCATTTTCCAGGCTTGTTGCTTTCTTACGGATAAATGCTTCTAATTTACTATCATACTGCTCTATTTGTGCACCGCTACGAGAAGCCTTAATTAAGTCTTCACTTCTGATCATTGCAACTTGGTTCATCTTTTCTATTTGCTGATCCATTATTGCTCTTATCTCTACAAGACTGCTTAAATCAGGTGATACGAACTCGTACGTATAATTTGGTTGCCCGTCGAGACTTGCTCCTGTTATAACTAATGAGCCTGGCTCGGCACCAACACTTGAACCGTTTCTGTTAAATGTCTCTTCATCTACGACATTTACAGGATGTAAACCATATGACACGGCTCCATACTGCTCTCCTGCTAAGGAATAAACGCTTTTTTGTATTTGTGCAATATCAAAGATAGGGGTATGCCCCACTCCATTATGTATGGGTGTACTTTGATATACGGGTCTTACGATCTGTGCAGTTCCTAATTCGTTTTCCTGCCTTAACTTATAATACCCTTTATAGTCTTCTGTTTCACCAATATATTCAGCGCCTTCTGGTACTGATATATCGATGTCATCGTCCATTTGTACGAATATAGTATCTATATATTCGTCAGTTATAACTTGATAAATTTCTACGGTGTTGTCTTGTGCGATTTTTATACATATTCTATCCAATACCAAATCGCCACTTGCTGTGTATCTATAATTCCAATTTGTCACATCCGTTGGTTTATGCATACGGAATTTAGGATAATTGCTACCTGCTGGTTTTATACAACTTATCCATACAACGCCCATTGTGCTTGTAAATGTATCTACCATACTCATAAATTCGTTTAATGAGTTCTGATTTCCGTCTGCATTGTTTAAGAATGCTTGTACTTCAGGTGTTTCCGGTAATGTTCTTTGAGGAGGTACTCTGAATAACATTGCGTTAAATTCGCTTACATATAAACGAGTGTACGGGAACATCGGAACATTCTGGAGCTTTTCTTGATAGTAGTTACTTAAATCTTCGCCGTTGTTTGCTTCTTGTGGTGTGCTTACTGATCTTGCTTGTGCCTTTTGTATACCTATAGTATTACCATATTCGTCTACATCATAGGTATTAATTGTTTCTGAGCCTGTACTATAGTCACTAGCATATGCTTTTAAATACTTTCCGTCTTTATAATCTTGACCGCCATAAAGGCTACGCTCGGCTAAAAGCCAATCGTTAAAGTATTTGACGTAAAGTGGATTTTTGTTTAATATAAATTCGTGATAGTCGTATGGGCTACTCAAATCCTTCTCCTATAGTACCTATTGCAATGGTAATACTATTTATCTTATTGAGTGGTTTTATATTCATAATATTGTGCCCATAGTAGTCAATGGGCACTTACCTTTGTTTTACATCGGTGTTGACAAGTTAGGACAAGCCACTTTTACTTATAGAGTACAGAAAGAAATGGCCTATAGAATAGGCCATTAAACGATTGAAGAAGATTACCGGACCTACTATTTTATTAATTTATAAATTAACAGCCCTGTTAATCTTACTTCTATTTATTGTGGGTGCCTAGTGAGTGACCGGGAACATGGCTGGCATTGCCTTTTGACGGACTCACTAGGACTTATAACTTAACTGTTTCTGTATCTGGCATTTTATGAGATTCTGTTAAATCTATACCTGCACGTTGTAGTAATGCTATCATGTGTGGAATATCCCATATGCTCATTCTATAGCCATAACTTTGTGCTATGCGTCTTTGTGCTTCTGGATGTTTGTTATTTTTGTATTTGTGTATTGCTCTCATATTGTTCCTGTGTTATTGATTCTATTTCTCTGATACCATACTTGTGAATGTAATTTAGTACTGCTAATTCCATATGTTCTTTACTAGGTGCTACTATATATGTGTAACTATGTGTTAAAGGTTCATTATGTATAGCAACACCAACTTTAAAGAAGCCTATATGACTTCCCGGCGGTATATCTCCATAATGTTTACTTTTCGTTGACGTTTGTAGTGTTTGTGCCATTTTTATTCCTTGTGTTTATGTTTGGTCTTGGTTTTCCAAATATCTTTTCCCAATTATCCTGATACTGTTTACTGTTTGTATCTGTTCTAGGTGTAGATCCTTTGCCTCCATGCCAATTACTCTTCTTCATCGTTTATAACCTTACCATTCACTCTTACTATAAAGGAGGATTTGGTTTTATTCTTACCCCATTCTATCTTGTCATAGCCGTCTTTATATGCTTGATCATTTACACCGCTGTTTATTTCGCTATATTTCTCACCATCTTTTACACTACGCACTTTCTTTAAATAAGGGTTCTTATCTATAATCTTCTCAGCCTGCTTTACAGTGGCTTTATCGAACTTTTCAACACTTTTTCTTGTAAATTCATCCATTATGCATCTCTTTTGCGTATCTCGTTGCCGAATCCTGCTAGTAATGTTAAAATAGTTAATGGTAAGAACCATAAGTTAAGATATCCTAACATATGACCCCAAGTAAGACTTAATCCTACAAGACTCATTGTGTTTACACCTAGCGTTACGTGTGAACTTTCTTTATTTAAATATTCTGGTAATTTCATATTTTCTCCTTATTATATACCGTTATTTTTTCTTCTGTTTGCATAAGCATTAGATCATCGCCTTCTTGTTTTGCTACTTCTGCCTGCATTATGCAACTACCTCTGTCCATACCTATAAATTCTAATTGTCTGTTTGTTTTAGGATAATCAACTACTATCTTATATAGTTCTTTAGGAGTATAACGTGTCATTGAATTGCGTTGACTATCCCATACTTTATACGATTGTTTCATCTCTCATCCTTGCGGCTACATATATGTATTTTGTTCCTTCTGGTCTACTCCATAGGTATTCCTGTGCTTCTCGCCTACAATCGTCCAATGTGGGTTGAACAAAAGGTTTTAAGTACTCTTTATCTGGTTCTATCACTTTTATTACGTATTCTACATTTGCCATTATGCTCTCCTTGTGACTGAATATTTTTGTTTTGTTTCCACACGCATTGGATACAAGTGATTGATCATATATCCTACAGAATCATTAAAGTGTGAATAATCCACTGAGCCATTCTTTTCTGGTTGTCTTGTACCTTCTTTATACGTGTGACTTCTTAATCCTTTTATAATTTTAACACATTTCGGATCTATTGTCAACCTCATATTATCTTTCTTACATACTGAATTTACACTTGCTATTCTATCCTTTACACTGGGATTAACACTACCCACTCTTAACTTAAATCCTGAATTTTTCAATATTATATGATCTGTTACACCGCCGGCACTTGTTCTTCTTTGTGCACCACTGGCATCCGGATAACATATATATTTTCTATTCGGATATCGTCTCATTATTTCAAAAACCATTTCTCTGGTGTCTGTACCGTATATTTCGATTTCATCATAGATATGTATACCTTTACTATGTTGAAAGGCTATAACAGCACATCCTGGATCAATATTAAAATCGATACCTATGTGTAAAGGTATATTTTCTGTTGTACCAAATTGCATTTCTTTGATATTGTGTTCGCCGAATGCATAATAGATAAGTCCTGAATAATCAACAAATTGTGCTTCATATTCTTGTTTGTATGTTCTTTCGTCTAGATCAATACGTGCTTGAGCAAGTTCCTGTTCGCTTACTATACCGCCTTCTGCTGTTGTGAATTGCCAACTATTCCAATCTGGTAAATGTTTTGCGTTATTGTATACATCATATAACCAACCTCTTCCTTTAGGTGTTGATATAATCATTGCTGAACCTTCTTTATCGGATAGTGTAGGACGTATAACTGCACGCCAGGCATCTTCTGATATATCAGCGGCTTCGTCCAATACCACATAGTCTAAACCTATACCCCTTATTGAGTCTGGATTGTCTGCACTACGCAAGTATATAACAGAACCATTTACCAGTGTAAATGCTAAATCGCTTTGATTTACTTTCTTTAACCAATTGCGGTCTTTTAACATCTGATAAAGATCATCATAAACAATCTGTTTTGCCATTCTATAGG